TTCCGCACACTTAAAGTGGTTATAATGGATGAAGCTGATTTTTTAACTATAAACGCGCAAGCAGCTTTACGTAACGTTATTGAAACTTTCTCAAAAACAACGAGATTTATATTTACTTGTAATTATATTGAAAGAATTATTGATCCTATACAATCCAGGACCTCAGTATTTGAAATATTGCCTCCATCTAAATCAGAGGTAGCTAAACGTTGTAAAGAAATATTACATCAAGAAACATGTAATAATGTTCCTGCTGATATAGTAGAAATTGTAAATAAAACTTATCCTGATATTAGGAAAACATTAAATTTATTACAATCTTGTATTGTATATGATCAAGCAGGTACATTTTTGCAATTAAATAAAGAAATTGTTAACCAAAAACAATATACAGATCAAGTTATTGATCTAATTAAATCTAATGATGATAAAGCATTTACTCAAATAAGACAGTTAGTTGCTGATTCAAATATTAGAGATTATAGTGAATTATATAGAGCCTTATACCAAAACTTAGATTCATTCCATAACCCTGTATTAGGTACAGTTATTATAGCTGAAGCCCAATATCAATCCGTAATGGCTCCGGATAAAGAAATAAATTTTATGGGATGTGTCGCTAATTTATTAAAACCATTTTAATGCAAAATCAACAACCACAAGTTAACTTAGATTTAACTAAAACAACAGCTGTAGATCTTCCAAGTGGAGGAAAAATATGGCAATCTGGAGTTATTTTACGTAGAATTTCAAAATTTGTTACTGGAACAAGTGAGGACGGTCTTATACCTATTCCTATTTTTTATGATCCTAATACAAATGAAATTTTAGAAGATACAATTCCAAAAGAGTTAAGAGAAGAATACGAATATAGTCCTCCAAAGACGTTATAATGAATATATTTGATTGGCTTAATGAAATTAGTTATAATAAAAGTGATTGGTCTTCTTTCTCTAAAGAGGATCAAGATGCTTTTAACCCATATATGATAAATCGTTTTATTAGTATGAAACCTAATTACATTGATATAGTTAATCTTATTCAAAAGTATACATTACCAAAGAAATCTCTTTACAATTATTACTGTAAATTAATTCCTAAAAGAAAGACGTTTTTTAGATATATAAAAGCTAAAAAAACATCATTAAATGAGGATTTAATTAATATTCTATCAGAACATCTAAAATTAAGCAAACGTGAAATAATAGATAGTTATGATTTATTTGGAACTGATTTTAAAACATCATTACTTCAAAATTTAAATATAAATGATAAACAAATTAAAAAATTATTAAAATGAAAGCTGAATTATATAATATGTTAATGGCTCAAGCTATTTCCGAAAAAGAAAAAGCACTATTAACACTCAATCTTCTATCAGAACACCCAGCGGGGATTGGAGATCATTCAACAGAAGACTTTTATAAAAACGCAAACGAAGCATTAGTAATGCTTGTTGATGCTAACGATAAAATTGTTATTCTAGAAAAATATTTTCCACCTTCTAAAGGATCAATAAATGAGTGATTCATTATCAAAGTATTACACAATGGATAGTACATCTCCTGATGTGAAAATAGACCATGAAGAAAAAGCTAATGATGCTATAGCATCCGCTAAATTTAAAGAAACTTTTCCTATAATTGAGGAAGAATTTACCAAAACCCAAAAAGAACTTTATAATCTGTTTTCTAAAAAAATGATGGATTATGGTTTGGGAAATATAGCATTAGGAGGAAATTTAGAATCTCCTGAAGACCAAAAATATGCACTTCAGGGCATTCAAATTAGATTAAATGATAAAATAAATCGTTTAAAAAATCTTCTCAAAAATGATAAAAGTTATGTTGAAGATGAATCATTAGAAGATACCTTTATTGATATAGCTAATTATGGAATAATAGGTATATTGCTTGGAAAAGGCAAATGGAAATAGATTATACAAAAGATAAAGTTGTATCTTTTTCACAGTATTCTATGTACAAATCTTGTCCTCACAAGTGGTATTTACAATATGTGAAAGGTCACAAAGATGACAAACCTAATATGCATTTTGTATTTGGTACAGCAATGCATGAGGCATTACAACATTATCTACAAACCATGTTTGACACGTCAGCTAAAAATGCTGATGAATTAAATTTGCACCAATACTTTAAAGATAGTATGAGTAAAGAATATCTTAAGTATAAAAAAAAACATGGTCATTTTGCTACCCAAGAAGATATGATGGAATTTTACCAAGATGGTATTTCTATTATAGATTGGTTTAAAAAACATAAAAGGGGTAGAAGAAGTTATTTTTCTAAACGTAAACATAAATTAAAGGGGATAGAAGTTCCTCTTATATTACAACCTATTAAAGAACGCCCTAACATAAAATATATGGGGTATATAGATTTAGTTATCTATAATAAAATAAGTGAAACATATACCATTTTTGATATAAAAACTTCTACTAAAGGTTGGTCTAAATGGGAAAAAGGAGATACTACTAAACATCAACAATTATATCTTTACAAGAATTACTACTCAGAATTATTTAAAGTACCTAAAGATAAAATTAACGTAGAATTTTATATTGTAAAAAGAAAAGTATTAGATTTTGATGATGAAAATTTAATGTCTCCTCACCAAGCATATAGAGTACAAAATTTTAGACCAGTTGATAATAGAAAACGATTAAAAGATGCTAATGAAGATTTTGTATCTTTTATAAAAGAATGTTATACTCCCGAAGGGAATCCTATAGATAAAGAGTTTGAAAAAAATGTAGGAAAACCATGTGATTGGTGTAATTTTGGAAAAAATAGAGAATTATGTGGAGCAGGTTTGGCTCCTGATGAAAAGTTTTTTATATTAGAGTAATAAAAAAGATAATTCATATATATTTATATCCAAATAAAAAAGATTATGAATAAAAGTGAGTTACAATTAACAAGTGTAAAAGTTCATAGAAACTTATTCGAAGAATTTAAAATTGAATGTGTTAAAACAAAATTTTCATTTCAAAAGTTATCTGATAGAGCAATTTATCTTTATTTAACAAATGAAGAATTTAAAAAAACAATTCACAATCAAACAAATTTACAGTTAAATAAATAAAAGTTATTAATGAAAGAAGGTTATTTACCCTATACAAAGAGAAAAACAATATTATTCCTTTGTGATGACATTAGAATGCATTCCGGAATAGCAACAATGGCTCGTGAAATAGTACTAGGTACTGCCCACAAGTATAATTGGGTTAATGTTGGAGCTGCTATAAATCACCCTGAACAAGGGAAAAAAATTGATTTAAGTCAAGATACTTCAAATAGAACTAATATCCCAGATGCTAAAGTTACTTTATATCCCCAAAATGGATATGGATCTCCAGAGATTATTAGAGCTATAATGGAAGTTGAAAAACCAGATGCACTATTCTTTTTTACTGATCCTAGATATTGGGAATGGTTGTTTAGAATGGAAAATGAAATTAGATCTAAAATACCAATGGTTTATTTAAATATTTGGGACGATTTACCTGCTCCTTTATATAATGAATCATATTATGATTCTTGTGATACATTATTAGCTATTTCTAAACAAACTGAAAATATTAATAGATTAGTATTAGGTGAAAAAGCAAAAGATAAAATTATTGCTTATGTGCCCCATGGTATTGATGAGGAAGTATTTAGACCTATAACTAAGGATGACAAGCATGTTAAAGAATTAAATGAAACTAGAACTCGTTTATTAGGTAATAAAGAGTATGATATGGTTGCTTTCTTTAACTCTAGAAATATTAGAAGAAAATGTATATCTGATTTATTTGCTGCTTGGAAAGTATTTAAAGATGGTTTACCTAAAGCAAAACAAGATAAAGTTGCATTAATATTACATACAGCTCCTGTAGATGATAATGGTACGGATTTATATGCTGTTAGAGATTTATTATTTGGTGATGATCCAAATATATTATTTTCTGATGGTAGAATAACCCCAGAATCAATGAATGTATTATACAATATGGCTGATGTTACTATTTTACCTTCTTCAAATGAAGGATGGGGATTAGCATTAACTGAATCCATGATGGCTGGAACTATGATTTTAGCAAATACAACAGGTGGTATGCAAGATCAAATGAGGTTTGAAGATGAAAATGGAGATTGGATTAAATTTGATGAAAATTTCTGTTCTAATCACTTTGGAACCTATAAAAAACATGGTAAATGGGCTGTTCCCGTATTTCCATCAAACATGAGTATAGTTGGTTCACCAAAAACACCTTATATTTTTGATGATAGATTAGATTTTAGAGATTTAGCTGAGAAAATAAAAGTGGTTTATGATATGTCTAAAGAAGAAAGAACAGAAAGAGGATTAGCTGGTCGTGAATGGGTCACTTCAGAAGAATCAGGATGTACTGCTAAAAATATGAGTAAAAATGTAATTAAATATATGGATCAAACTATAGAAAATTTTACTCCTAGACGTAATTTTACTTTTCAAAAAGTAGAAAAATTAGAACCAAAAACAATAAAACATAAATTTATATATTAGTTATGAGTAAACCTTATATAGTAGTAAGTTGCCCACTAGATACTTACAGTGGTTATGGAAGTAGAGCAAGAGATATAGTAAGAGCTCTTGTAAATTCTGAAAAATATGAAGTAAAATGTTTATTTCAAAGATGGGGTACTACTCCTTTTGGATTTTTAAAGAAAGATAATTCTGAAGATCAAAAATTAATAAATACTGAAATAAAACCACCATTAACAAGGGCACCAGATGTTTGGATTCAAATTACTGTTCCAAATGAGTTTCAAAAAGTTGGTAAATTTAATATTGGAATTACAGCTGGTATTGAAACTGATATTTGCACCCCTCAATTTATAGAAGGATGTAATAGAATGGATTTAGTTTTAGCATCATCTAACCATACAAAAGGTGTATTTGAAAAAACTGTTTATGATAAAAAAGATAAAGCAGGTAACACCGCAGGTTCAGTAAAACTTGAAACACCAGTAGAGGTATTATTTGAAGGAGTAGATATAAATAAATATTTTCATATCCCCTCAAAAGATTTAAAAAGAACTGAATTAGTAAAAAGTTTAGATGAAATTAAAGAACAATTTAGCTTTTTATTTGTTGGTCACTGGCTACAAGGTGCTATAGGACAAGATAGAAAAAATGTAGGTTTATTAATTCAAACATTTTTTGAAACATTTAAAAATAAATCTAAGGCTCCTGCTTTAGTTTTAAAAACTATGAGTGGTCCTGCATGTATAATGGATAAAGAAGAAATGTTAAAAAGAATAGATGCTATTAGGAAAACTGTAACAGGAAAATTACCTAGCATTTATTTACTTCATGGTGAAATCGAAGATAGTGATATGAATGATTTATATAATCACCCAAAAATTAAAGCTATGATCAGTTTAACTAAAGGTGAAGGATTTGGAAGACCGTTATTAGAATTTACCCAAAGTAAAAAACCAGTAATAGCACCTAATTGGAGTGGTCATATTGATTTTCTTGATGCTGAATTTGCTAGTCTTATTCCTGGTGAATTAAAACAAGTAGATGCTTCAGCTGTTCAAGAAGGATTAATTATAA